GTTCAGGGTGAAGCACGCCGAATACATCGACCAGGAGTTCAACAGACGCCGCGATGGGGTGTGGTTCTATAACAACGGGGTTCCTACCTATATAACCGGACATCACTATATGCTCCTACAGTGGAGTCAGATGGATATCGGATATGCGAGCTTCCTTGACTTCCAGCGTAAGATATACATCCACTTCGAGGCCTGTAAGCAGGACCCACGATGCGTAGGGCAGATATACACGAAATGCCGACGCTCCGGATACACTAACATCTGCGGGGCGGCACTGGCGGACGAGGGCACTCAGGTGTCAAACAAGGTACTGGGCATTATGTCAAAGACCGGTAAGGACGCGCAGGAGAACATCTTTATGAAGAAGCTGCTCCCTATGTTCCGCTCGTACCCATTCTTCTTTAAACCGATACAGGATGGTACCACCAACCCGCGTATGGAGCTTGCGTTCCGAGAGCCAGCGAAGAGGATTACCAAGACCAATAAGGTCAGCTCACAGACCGAGGCGCTAGATACTATTATTAACTGGAAGAACTCCGTCGCCAACGCCTATGACGGTGAGAAGCTGCACTACCTATACCTCGATGAGGCCGGTAAGTGGGAGAACCCGTTGGATATAAACGAGGTATGGAGGGTACACCGCACGTGTCTTCTGGTCGGTAAGAAAATCGTAGGCAAGGCTATGGTGGGCTCCACGGTAAACCCGCTGGATAAGGGGGGCGCTAACTACAGGAAGCTATACTATGACTCCGACCCCACGCGCCGCAATGAGAACGGAAGGACAAAGAGTGGGCTATATAAACTGTTCATCCCATCATACGAGGCGCTTGAGGGTTTCTTCGATATCTATGGTATGCCCATCATCGAGGACCCCAAGGAGCCAGAGCTTACTATGGACGGCGACGTCACATCAATCGGCGCTAAGACGTTCCTATCGAACGAGCGCAAGGCGCTGATGCACGACCCCTATGAGCTCAATGAGGTGATACGTCAGTTCCCGTGGAGCGAGGAGGAAGCGTTCCGCGACTCCACCAAGTCATCACACTTCAACGTGGGGAGGATATACGAACAGTTGCAGCATAACAGGGAGATGTACCCATCCCCAGTCATCAAGGGTAACTTCGTGTGGGAGGACGGCAAGCCGGATACTAAGGTGCTATGGAACCCCGACGAGAACGGAAGGTGGACCGTGGCTTGGATTCCGCCCGATGAGGTGAGAAACAACCAGCGTAAGGAGCAGGGGAAGATATACCCCGGTAACGACCACATAGGCACCGGAGGCGTTGACTCCTATGACATCGATAATACGATGGACGGTAGGGGGTCCAAGGGCGCCTGCCATATATACAACAAGTTCAATATGAGCTTCCCATCGAATATGTTCGTGGCCGAATATGCTAACCGCCCACCGCTCGCGCGTATATTCTATGAGGATATACTTATGGCTGCGGTATTCTACGGTTATTCGCTCCTTATTGAGAATAACAAATACGGGATAGTAAGGTATTTCGAGTCGAGGGGTTACGACGGATATATTATGGATAGACCCGAACACCTGAAGGCTCCGGGCTCACACTCCAACGTAAAGACCAAGGGTATACCATCCAACTCACAGGACGTGATACAGTCCCACGCGCAAGCTATTGAGGCGTATATTCACGAACACGTGGGTATGGACTCAGAGAGCGGTGATTATGGGAGGATGTACCTCGACAGGACACTGGAGGATTGGATAGGATACCGCATCGACGATAGGACTAAGTTTGACTTAACCATCAGTTCAGGACTCGCGTTGCTTGCCGCACAGAAGGTAAAACAGGAGCGGAAGACGTCCGATATGTCGAACAAAGTATTCCTCAGAAGATTCAAGGATGTAAGTCGTTAGGCGACAACATATTATTGGGTATATTTGCATATAAACTGGGGACAAACAATAGGTATGGAAAAAAATAATAAGCAGGGTAACTTCCCTGACCCGTTAGCATCTACCGAGGCAAAGTCGGCTAAGTCCTATGGGCTTAAGTACGCTAGGGCCATCGAGTCGCAGTGGGGTCATACGGATGACCACGGAAGTATTTTTAGGCGTCGTCTCGATGAGTTCGAACGATACCGCGACTACGCTAACGGAACTCAGGACACTAAGATATACAAGCAGATTCTAAACTCGCTTGACCCCAACAATGGCGACGGTACACTGTTGAACATTGACTGGTCACCGGTACCCATCATCCCTAAGTTCGTTAAGATTGTCGTCAATAAGATTCTATCTAAGAATCCATACCCCAACGTCGAAGCAATCGACCCTTTGAGCATAACTGAGAAGGAGCGCAAGAAGGCGGAGGTAAAGTTTAACGTCGATAATAAGGATATGCTCCAGCAGGCTCAGATGGCTGGACTCGATATCGGGACTAACCTAGAGCAGATTCCAGATACCCCCGAGGAGGCTGAAATCTTCCTTGCCTCCAACGTCAAGACCAACGCTGAGATTGCCGCGCAGATTGCCGCCAACCTAACGCTGGAGTGGAACGAATACAACCACACCATCCACCGCCGTGCCGTCACCGACCTAGTATCGGTGGGTATGGGAGTCACTAAGACCGATTACGACCCCAACTATGGTCTAGTCGCTAAATACGTTGACCCCGCATACTTCATCCACTCGTACACCGAGGACCCCCTGATGAATGACCTGACCTACGCGGGTCACGTTAAGCGACTGACTATCTCTGAGCTACGACGCCTTGCAGGCGATGAGTTCACCGAGGAGGAGTACACGCAGATGGCACGTAACGTACAGAACAAGTACGCCAACGACCCCAACAAGCTATCTCACTCATACTACGATAGAAACCTCCAGCGCACCATCTTCGGATACGACGAGTACATCGTGGAGGTTATGGACTTCGAGTTCCTATCGGTAGACGATGTGTTCTATGAGTCCAAGGAATCACGCTTCGGCAACGTAGGCTTCTACTATAAGGGTATGGCATATCAGCCACCCAAGGAGAGCGTATTTGACCGCAAGCCCACGCGTATGTCGTTCGTCACCCTATACGGGGGCAGCTTTATCGTGGGAACCGACAAGCTATACGGGTATGGGATGAAGCACAACCAGCCCCGTAACATCCACGATATCACCAGGACACGCCTGTCGTACAGCGCCGTGGCCGTGAATATGCGCCGGATGATTCCTAAGTCTATGGTTAGCGGCATCGTAGGATTCGCCGACCAGTTGCAGATTACTCACCTGAAGATTCAGCAGTCCGTAGCTAAGGCTAAGCCTGACGGTCTAATCATCGATATCGAGGGACTCGAGAACGTACAGCTAGGACAGGGTGGAGACCTCCAACCGCTTGAGATACAGGATATCTACGAACAGACGGGTATATTCTACTACCGCTCCAAGAACCCCGAGGGAGGATTTCAGAACCCACCGATTCGCGAGATTGGCAACGCCATCCGTAATATCGAGGCATACGTAGGTATATATAACCACTATCTGCGTATGATTCGCGACGCCACCGGTATCAACGAGGTCGTCGACGCATCCACCCCAAAGGGTGACGCATTGGTTGGGGTACGTCAGCAGGCCATCGAGGCATCCAACAACGCAACGTATGACATCACCCACGCATCTATGATGCTGTACAAGAAGGTGGTGGAGTACATAGTGAAGTGTATGCAGATTATGCCGCCTCAGTCCGTGATATACCGCGTGTACGAGAACGCCATCGGTAAATCCAATATGGATGTACTGGCATCGTTCCGCGACCTACCGATGTATAACTTCGGAGTGCGTGTGGTACCTGAGATGTCGGATTCCGATAAGATGTACCTGGAGGCTAACATCCAGCAGTCGCTGGCGCAGGGAGAGATTGACCTGGAGGACGCTATGTCCATCCGTAGACTCAAGGACGTCGACCAGGCCGAGCAGCTACTTGTGGTACGCCGTAAGAAGCGCATCAAGCAAAAGCAAGACATCGCCGCACAGAACAGCCAGATGCAGTCGCAGATGAACCAGCAATCGGTTCAGGCGTCCGCACAGGCCGCGGTGCAGACTGAGGAAGTGAAGTCGCAGCTTGAGATGCAGAGGTTAAACCTAGAGTCTCAGATTAAGATGCAGTTGCTCGAGCGGGAATACCAGCTTAAGATAGAACTCGCCAAGGCTGAGGGTGAATCCCGTATGGCGGTAAACCAAGAGGAGCGTGATTTCCGTATGAACGTAGAAGGTCAGCGTGAGCAGGCCAAGGACTCCCGCGTTAAGAAGCAGGCCGTCGAGCAATCCAAGCTGATATCACAGCGTAAGGGCGAGCGAGGCGAGCTAACCGACGAGCAGCAGGACCTGATGTCTCAAATTCTTGGCAATCAATAAGTTGGTATATTTGCACTATGGCAGCCCAGATTAATCTAGATACAGCACAAAGAGTCGATATAACCTGTCGTAAGGGGGACTCATTCCGTCTTGAGCTTACGTTCAAGGACGATGCCGGCGTGGTGATAAACCTGACCGGATACACCTGGAAGCTTGACGTTAGGGAGACCGACACTTCAGCATCAGCAATCGTCGAGGATAGCTTATTCACCTACAACGGCACCAACTTAGGTGTACTAACCATCACTGCGGCCCCTGCAACTATGGCGGGTATCGAAGGGGGTTTATATGTATATGACCTACAGAGCACCAACGCCGGCGCCGTGAAGACGTGGCTCTATGGTATATTCAAAGTAAATGAGGACGTTACGATATGAGCGATATATCCATAAATAGCGGTGAACAAATCAATGTAAGCGTCAAACAACCGACGCTACAGAATACTATTGTCATACCAAGGCCCACTACCTCTATGTCCGTCAAGGGCGTCACCGGAGGCGGCGGAGATGCTCACTTTGTCTATGAGCAAAATATGCCATCGGCGGTATGGGTCATAACGCACAATCTAGGCAAGAAGCCAGTGGCTGTCGTTGTTGATTCCACAGAAAATGTTGTTATTGGAGACCTCCAATATAACTCCTTAAACACCCTAACCATAACCTTCGTCGACCCATTCAGCGGGAAGGCGTACCTAAACTAAAAATGATATGGCACTAAGTCATTTAGTCTCCCTCCAGCTCAACGGATTCCCACTCTTCGGTCTCCGTCCTGAGCACCTATCCACCTCGCAGATTACTGGATTAGCAGGAGGTGCTCTTTACACCGGTAGAATTGTATACGACTCTACGGTTAACAAAATAAAATACTACGACGGTACCGGATGGCACGACATCACCGGAGACATCCGCAGCGTAACCGCCGGGGTTGGTCTTACCGGGGGCGGTAGTGACGGCGAGGTAACCATCAGCGTTGCTTCAACCATTGCTGGTAACGGTCTTACTTGGGACGGAACAACCACTGGAATCCTAAACGTAGGTGTCAGCGATGGCCTTGAACTCACCGGGGACAACGTAAGGTTCAAAAACGCCACCGGCCTTTCTGAGGGTAGACTCCTTTACTGGAACGACCTAAATACCCAACTTGAGAACGCTAAGATTCTACAGGAGGCCGTATCTCTTCAGGGAGGTGGAACGTCATACACTGTAACCATCGACGCAGAAAATACGGTAATTAGCGGTAACCTTACTGTAAATGGTCAGTTGACTTCTATCACTTCTAATGAGGTGAACATCGGAGACAGCATCATCTTGCTGAACTCTGACATCGCAGCTGAGACTGCCCCGACTGAAAATGGTGGATTCTCCGTAAAGCGAGGTAGCTCAGCCGCCGTATCGTTCCTGTGGGACGAGACAAACGACCGATTCACTACGGTTAACCAGCCATTGCACGTCGGTAGCCTACCTTCACTAACCCCGAGTGGAACAACGACCGACCACTTCATTATGCAGAGCAATGCAAGTGGTCAAGAAGGAGTTCTTCGCTTGGCTACGTTTACTGCGGTTGCTAATTATCTCGGTCTTCCCATACACTTCTCACTTGACGACGCTCAGGGTAATGTATCAAAGGCCGCTAACGCATACACGGTGACCCACAACTTTGGAACTAAGGCTGTTATGGCTGAGGTTATTGCATACGCAACCCAAGAGACTGTTATTGTTGATATTACCAGACCCACAGTTAATACCATTGTAGTTACATTCGGTGGGGCGGTAACGGACAATACACACTACGTTGTATTACAAGCGTCAAAGCGCACCGGTGATACGGTAGCGGGCTCAGTAGAGGGTGACGCTCCTGCCTCATAACAATTAATTGCCAATAGCTAAGCAAATATAGGGGGGGCAATGGCCCCCCTTTTATTTTGTACTTTTGCTTATGCTGTATAAGTTTGGTAAACTATGAAGTTTTTATCTCAAATTAATGTCAACACGAGGTACACACTCCCGATGGTTGATGGAACGAACGGACAGGTGCTATCCACCGATGGTAATGGTGTTGCTTATTGGGGTACCATCAGTATCGGTTCACTCCCCCTCGATGGGCTTTCGGATGTAATCATCACCTCTCCGTCTAGCGACCAAATGCTACGCTACGGCCTCCGGCAGGGGGATACCGTACCCGTATGGCATAACTTCACGCCGAACTTCCTAACCCCGTCATCGTCTATTAATGCGCTTAATGATGTAGTCATCACCACAGCGGCTGTCGGACAGATTCTTCAATATAACGGAAGCGCGTGGGTTAACGCCACACTATCTACGGTTGAGTATGTGTCGAAGGTGCAACACACAGTTAAGGCAGGTGTCGCGATAGCTAAGGGCCAGGCTGTCTATGTCACCTCGTCGAACGGTACCAATATGATTGTTGGGCTTGCGTCTAACGCATCCGAGAGTACGTCATCTAAGACTATGGGACTTGCGGCGTCAACCGCAGCGATTAACGATAACATTTTCGTTGTAACAGAGGGATTGCTTGCGGGACTTGACACGTCAACGGCTACGGCTGGTGACCCAGTATGGCTAGGTACCAGTGGTAACCTCATCTTTGGTTTACTCAACAAGCCAGTGGCTCCCGCTCACTTGGTGTTTATTGGTATCGTAACGAGGGTACAGCAGAACAACGGAGAGATTTTCGTTAAGGTACAGAACGGCTTCGAGCTCAATGAGATTCACGACGTGCTCATCTCGTCACCTGCCACCGGACAGCTCATCCGAAGAGAGTCCGATGGTCTATGGAAGAACTGGACCCCGAACTTCCTTACTTCGCTCCCCGCTCACAACCATAACGATGCATATTATACTAAGGGAGAGATTGATTCTTTCTTTAATGGAGAGGAAGAAATCGAGGGATACAACCGAGGTGCTTGGGATATAGCGTACAACGATAAGATTAACAGCGCATCATTTAGTACTACCACTGGCGTCCTTACTCTTACTCAGCAGGATACGGGCACTATTACTGTAGACCTTGATGGTCGCTATCTTGAGTCTGAGGCTGATACTCTACAGACGGTAACAACCCGAGGGTCCGCTACTACAACAGGTATGACGATAGCCGGTAGCGTAGGTATTGGGATTACTAACCCTGGGTCAAATCTCACAGTTGGAACTTCTTTTGCAACTATTCCCGGAATTACCATAGACACAGGAGATACTGGAAATAGCGCTTTCGTTGCAAGAAAAACCACTAGTAAACCAGCTTTCGGACTTCTACCTTGGGATGCAGGGGTATTTCTTTCATCAGGAATTTACTACGACGGAAATCAATGGATACATCATAGTAATGATACTCATAATCAATTATTTGTTTTAGAACCTAGTACCGGAGTTAGGTTCTATGCATCTGATAACGGAACTGGAAGCTGGAACGTCTCTAGTAATATACTACTGTGGGATAATAGTTCAATATGGAAAAGTCTAATACGTTCAACTAGAACTGGAGACTCTTTTTTTACTGGGGGTAATGTCGGCATTGGGACGACGGTGCCAGCGGCTCCTCTAGATGTTAACGGTAACGTATACATAAGAGAGGCCGGTGCTTTATATACAAATACAATAGCAGGCTATTCTACTAATGTTGTTTCTATAGGAGCAAGTACAAATTTTATAGTGCCATCCGGCAACGTAGGAATAAATACAACCACTCCTAAAAAGTTATTAGACGTAAATGGAAGTGGAATAGTAGCGTCTTTTGGCGGGGGTTTTAGCCCGGGTAGTTTTGCTGGATTACACTTTGGTTATTCAGAATCATACGTTAATAGTGATAACTATAAGAAATCAGCATTAGTATTTGAAAGGACAGACAATCACGGTCAAGGCGGTAACGCTTCCGGAAAGATACACTTCCTACTTAATAATATAGGCTCAGGGTCAGCTACATCTCTGGCCCACTCCGTGATGGTAATTGATACAAACTCTACTGCCACGCAAGGGTCTGCTAGAGTCGGTATAGGAACAACTTCTCCGAACGCAACTCTTGATGTAAACGGAGCAGCCAACGCCACATCATTCTCGTCAACGGCGTTATTGATTACAAACGCAGACACAAGCGGAAGTCTTCAGCCAGACCAAGGAGACCCAGCCAATAAGATTTACTCTTTTAGATGGCAGGGTAATGAGGTCGGATACATTGACACCGACAACAAGATAACATTCTCTGGATTCAAGACTCCCGCTGGGACATCATCTCAGTTTTTAAAAGCAAACGGAACGGTTGATTCTAACACATACATCACCTCAACCGCCCTTAATGGATACGCCACTGAATCTTGGGTAAACACAAACTATTACAATCGGGACCAGATTGATGACTTCTTCGGTGGGGCTGAGGCCATTAGCGGATACAATAAGTCTAACTGGGATGCGGCGTACAACGACAAGATTAACAGCGCATCGTTTAGTACTACCACTGGCGTCCTTACTCTTACTCAGCAAGATACAGGCACTGTAACGGTAGACCTCGACGGTCGATACCTTGAGTCTCTACCTGCTCACAACCACGATGACAGGTATTACACTGAAACAGAATCTGATTCTAGGTATATAAACGCATCTGGAGACACAATGAGCGGCAGTTTATCGTTTGATGCGGCTGCTGTAATTAAAAAGAAAATTACTGGCGTTGGTGATAATCCCGTAAAGACCGCATCTGGAGTTTTAGCGTCTCGTTCTGACAATGGTGGTGGATACACTTACTATGTAATCGAGACTAATGTTCCGCAAGATGATTATCAAATGGGTGGTTTCACCATTGAATTATTTGGAAGATATGGCGAAACAAATAACAAAACAAAGATTGACCTAGGTGGGTATTGGAATTCGGAGTCGAATGGTGGCTTTATTGGATTTGAGGCCCACGGAACAAATCCCCAATACAAACCCACTATTGAAGTATCTAGAAATAGTGAAGGAAAAACAGCATTTATTATTTATGGTGTTAGTTTGTCTTATCCCGTTATTGTTGCAAGAGACCTTTGGTTAGGCTATAGTCAAACAGATGGTAGTACATATGGTGAGGGATGGACTATTAGAGGAACAAATGATGTTTCTTCTTACACAAACAAAGACACGGTAGTTTGGAGAAATGCTTACTCTGATTCTAATCCCGCTGGTTATATAACTGGATATACTGAAACTGATACGTTAGCTAGTGTAACTGCTCGTGGAGCAAGCACATCAACTAATTCAGTTTTTACTGGCGGTTTACAAGCTAGAAAAAATCAAACTAATAATAATTATACTACTGCTGCTCTTTGGACTGAATCGTATGGTAATACTACTACAGGTATTGCATTCCACATTAGCGGCAACGTAGGTAAGTTCTTAGAAATGAGAACCGATGGTATTCTCTATTGGGAAGACCGTCAAGTATGGACATCTGGCAACTTAACTAACTTAAACCAGCTTAGTAACGGTCCTGGGTATATTACTAGTTATTCTGAGACTGATACTTTAGCAAGTGTAACAGGTAGGGGAGCAACAACAGCTACAGTTGTAAACTTTACAGCAGCAGGTTCTGCTGTTAATCTTACTGGACTGGGAAGCAATATAACATTTAAAGACCAAGATAATGTTTGGACAGGGTATGTTGGATTTAGTGGTAATACTGGAAACTTAAGTTTTCCTGGGAGAAACGTAGAAATAATTGCGGGTTACAATGGAACAATAACTTTAAATACTGGGGCTTCTGGTTATGATAGCGGTAGAATTCTTGTTCCATATGGCAGCGTAGGTATAGGTATTAGTCCATCTACTAAACTACACGTTGATGGAGTTATTACCGCTACTGGAGGAACGTCTTCTAACTGGAACACGGCCTACAACGACAGGATTTCCTCTGCTGCCGTAACGGGAACTACCACCAAGACACTTACCCTAACTCAGGGTGACGGAGGTACCATTACCGCCTCGTGGACTGATTACGATACTGATAATGACGCCCAGCAATTAACTTGGGATAAACCATCTATCACTTTAAGCATTTCAAACGGTAATAGTATTGCACTCGAAGGTCTTGCCACAGAAGAGTTTGTCACAGGTCAGGGTTATATTACTGGTTCTTATTTACCTCTATCAGGGGGTACTCTGACCGGAACTCTTACTATGGGTACTACGGGAACTCAGTACATTAGGATGGGTAGATTCCCAAATTCTACAACTAACACTGGGGAGGCTTGGATAGGTAGAGCAGCAGACCGCAGCGCCGGAACAATGACTGTTCAACTGGGGGGCAATAGTGCCTCTAGCAGGTCCTTCGAAGTAGTAGATTACGCTTGGAGTGTTGTATTATTCAGTGTTGGTTCAGATGGGAATCTTTCTGTTTCTGGTACAATTACAGAAAACTCTTCTATTCGATATAAGAAAGATATAGTAGATATTGAGTCTACGTCTTCAAAAGTTCAACTACTTCGCCCAGTAAAATACAAGAAAATAAGAGATGAATCGGAAGAGATTGGTCTAATCGCTGAGGACGTAGCCGAGCTATTCCCAGAGGTTGTTAAGTACGACAATGAGGGTAGGCCGGATGGTGTCAACTACTCTCGCCTAAGCGTAATTTTGCTGAAGGCTGTACAGGAATTAACAGAACGAGTAAACAAGTTAGAAAACAAGTAATATGGCAAATCTTTTAAGTACCAACGTAAGCGGTAGACTATATGTATCTGGATATGTTGACACTAATGTCAATGGTGCAGCTTTTCGTTTTTATGATGGAACAACATTCCGTGGAGGTCTTGGCCTTGATGACTGGGCTCATAGCGGAAGTGCTGCTGATATTACAATGTATGTTGCAGGAGCTGGTACATTTTATATTACTACTAATTCCGTAAAAAGACACTGGTTTAATGGTGCTGAGGTTGCGTTTAGAACTTACGCACCAGACTTAAACTATAAGACTTCATTTGTTGGTGGAGACCAATTAAATGCATATTATGGTTCTGGTTCAGCAACGCTATATGTACAATATCACAACGGCTCTGGTGGAAACTTTAATGTTGGAGCTGGTAAACTAACTGTAGATACGGCAGGAACCGTTATTGCATCTGGTTCATTGCGAGCCCCCATATTCTACGACTCTAACGATACCACATATTACCTAGACCCAAACTCAAGTACATCTGGTTACTTCGCTGGCACACTAAGGCAAAACGTAGGTAAGTATGTTAGAGACAGCTACTACAGAACTATTAGCGGATATGGAGACTACTACAGCAGTGGCAATGCTGGTTGGACTCGTGTGGCTGAAATACGACTCACGAGTAACTGTGGTGGAGCTGTTCTTTACGGAACACTATATGACCATAGATATGATGGTGCTGATGCGTATCAAATCTCTATTGTAGCTAGAGCCGAGTGTGACTTTACATCAAACAATGAGTCTCACTACATAAATGTTGGATGTACCATTACTGGCTCTACTGCATATTCAAACTATAGAGATAAGATTAGAGTACTACTTATTGAGTCATCCGCTGGTAGTAGAAAGTATGAGGTTCAGTTCTATGAGACAAACTGGAACCACAATACCTGGCAACTAGAAAGTAACGGCTGGACTGTTCTATCATCAGCGGAAGCCCCTGGTGCGTCTGTCGGTGGAGAGAGAGTGAACTATATCTCTAATCAAAACGCTGACAATGTTAGGGCAAACTCAGCGGTTTATTCTCCAATCTTCTACGACTCTGCCGACACTGCATACTACGTAGACCCAAACAGTACATCAAACCTTGCAGCATCATATATAGGTCGTGTTCTTATTAACTATGATGGTACAGACACTTGGTTTAGAATGCAGTCTGGAAACAGAATGCGAATTACAACTACTGGAGGTACTGATTTTATTATACCGAACACTGGAGAGATGACGTATAACGGTAATACTGTTATACATTCTGGAAACATCGGCTCTCAGTCGGTAAGCTATGCAACTACTGCAGGTTCTATAACCAGCCAGGCAAACTCTGCTACTATAACGGCAGCTACGGCAGCTACGATAAATACGATAGCATTAAGAGATGCTAGTGGTGATTTAACGGTAAGAGAACTTGTAATGAACGTGGCTGTTCAGAACTTTACTCCATCTTCAATGGTGGCCATTTACCCAACTACAAATCAAGCTGTAAAGGTTGATGCTTCGGGAGCTAGAGCTTTTCTAAATGTCCCTACAAAAACAGGAGGAGACGCAAGTGGTACTTGGGGTATAAGTATTACAGGTAACGCTAACACTGCTACTAGCGCAGGGTCTGCAACTTCTGCATCAACAGCCGGATTTTCTGACGAAGCAAAATGGATTTCTTATCCAGACGGACCGCGTGATTTAAGTGATAGGTCTCCAAGCTGGAATAACAGGTCAGTTGCTTGGGATTTTGTTGGGGCTGGTACTGCTAATGGTTCTGGTAATTATGGTGGTGTAATGACATTTGTTCCCTGGGATGGGACAAGTGCAAGCACAGGAGACTCATCTTATCAGTTGGCGTTCGCTAATACTACAGGTGTAAATGCTAGTGGACAACCCAAACTTAGCATTAGAAATGGAATTAATTCTACTTGGAATGCTTGGTATACACTCATCCACTCAGGTAACATCGGCTCTCAGTCTGTAACCTATGCGACAAGCGCAGGTAGCGCAGGTACCGCAGGCTCTGCTGGTTCTGTTGATGGTTTGACTTTAACTTCCTCTGCAAACAACCTTAACCCAAACGATGTAACCCAAAACCAGATAGGTTACAATACAAGCGTTTCGTTATTCGGACAGACAGATGGGGGACTATACTCATCAGCGTACAGTAGTTCTTGGATTCACCAAATTTACGGGGACTTCAGGTCGGGACAGATTGCAATCAGAGGTAAGAATTCCGGCACTTGGGGAGACTGGAGATTAGTAGTGGACGATAAGAACATCAGTTCTTATGCCGTACCATACGGTAATATGACCAGCAGCACTGGTCTTAACGACAATAAGCTGTATCTTAGGACTAACGGAGATAATAACCACTACATATGGAATGCTGCCGACGACTGGGAGGAAATTGTAGCATATAGTGGAACAGGATTAAGAATCGCTTCAAGCACTGGAGTAACACTTGCTACTTTTAGTACTAGTGGTAACTCAATGAATATCACTGGGAACGCTGCGACAGCTACTTATGCTACTAGTGCTGGAAGTGCAGGGGCAGTAGCCTGGGGGAATGTATCTAGCAAGCCAGGTAACATTATGTTTTACGAAGGGTTTACTCTCGACGCGAACACAATGACCACAAACTCCACTGGATTTACATATGCTAATAACGCTCCATTTTATGGTCCTATTGCACGATTTAGCACTGGAGGTGGATATGATTTATGGCTCGGTGGTTCGTACAATGGGGGTGGAAATGCGTTTTTTCTTAGAACAAGAGATGGTGATGCTGGTGCATTAAATGCTTGGAGAGAAATTATTACTTCCGGTAACATCGGTTCTCAGTCGGTAAGCTATGCAACTACTGCAGGTTCATTAACCTCTATGAACATATCACAGTTCACTAATAACAGTGGATATATAACATCATTTACTGAAACAAATACTTTTTTAGGAGATGGTGGTAATGCAGATACTCATCCTGGAACGGATAGAATAATATTTACAGGACAACTTAGTTTAGGAGCACCTGTTTTAGGTATGCCTTCTACCGATAACTCTAATGCAATTATAAATATTAATAGGCATCCTGGAGAATATAATAGTCAGTTAGGATTCAGCTCTAATGGTAGTATGTACTATAGAAGCTTTAGTGCTGCAGCTATAAATAATTCTCAAGCTTGGAGACAAGTTTGGGACTCTGGTAACCTTACTAACTTAAACCAACTTACTAACGGCCCAGGGTACATAACTGGATATACTGAGACAGATACATTATCTAGTGTAACTGGAAGGGGCGCAACCACAGCTTCTCAAGTAAGTTTTACTAAGACTGATGACCACGCCATATCTGTAGGAACCATCAGAGGTAGAGCGGTAGGTTCTCAAACTGGGGAATTTATTCAGTTGTACGAAAGAGTTAACATTGGTGGTCCAAGTGGTTGGGGTGCTGCAAATACAGCGGCTCCTACTTATGGACTATCTGTTTATGGGGGGGCAACTATTGGATACGGTAATAGTGGAGGATTGGTTGTAACCGGAACACTATCCGCAACAAACTTCAGTGGGTCATCTAGTGGCACGAACACAGGGGACCAAACTAACATAAGCGGTAATTCAGCAACGACATCACAAATAGTTTTTTCTGACCTAAAAATTAATTTCCCTTCCGGCGCAGGTGGTGGACATAGTTTTGGTGCAAATCACTACTCTATGGGTCTTGATGTTGGTAATGGCGGATGGGACCATCCACACTATAGAGACGTAATCATAGGATATCATACTGGTATTCGATTAGGCGCAAACTATAGCGGTATTCGTTTCTATAACAACTCTCCAACCACAGACGCAAATAACGATGGCAATGGAGATGGTGGTGAAGCACTATTGATGACCATTGGTGGGTATGTTGGTACAGCAAACCATACTGATGTCGTTGTAAACAACAATTTGTTTGCCAATGTGTCAATGCGCGCACCAATCTTCTACGACTCTAACGACACATACTACTACGTCGACCCAAACTCTACTTCAAGACTAGTTAGTACTAGAATTATTGGTGGCGAGCTTAGGTTTCAAAATGGCCAGTACTACAATAACCTTGAATACTGGGGTGCACGTATGTTCTCTCAGGACGATGGAAATGGTGTTCCGTTGTATGTACAGGTTCAGTGGGTTGGTGGATGGTATAACGCATTGAAGATTGCGTCTGGACTTGACGACAATAACCCATCTCTTAGAACATACAGAACCACACAGTTAGCCACTGATGCTGGTAATGTTAGTATAGGAGGAACAGCTTCTTCACATAAGTTACACGTTTATGGAACCGCCTTCGCTACTTCTGATTTTCGTGCCCCAATCTTCTACGACTCTGCTGATACCGGGTATTACTTAGACCCCAACGGAACATCTAACCTTGTTAACCTAACGACATCTACTAGGGCAAGGTGGAATATGCCAAGAACTTGGAATGACCGCAGTGCAAGGACTTCAGACCAAAACTATTGGACTGGAACAAATGGATGGGGAACAGGGGATGGAACTTGGGCAACCGCTTGGAATGGAGGTTTTTCTGGATGGGATATTTGGGGCACTGGAACAGACCACCCGCAAGGTGCTGGGTATGTTCACGCACAAGGTATTGTGTCAGGTCAACACTTAGCAACAACTGATGGAAGTTCCGGATATGGATGGATGATGGTAGGTGCTGCTGATGCAGTCACAAACAGATATTGGCTACGTGGCAAATGGGGAACAACCACATCTGGCTGGACGGAAATAATGACATCCAACCAAAATACGTATGCTTGGAATATGGACCAGTGGGTTAGAACTACTGATTCAGTATCGTTTGCCGCTACAACCTCTCCTACATTCTTAGTAAACAGTCACTCTGACAACACTAAGGGCTATCGTATTCACAACACTAGCAGTTCTTCTGTGAGTGCAATGTTTGTAAACTCATCCAACCAGCTAGTAATAGCCGCAGGTGCAGTTGACCAGATAAACCTCAATAAGAAGGTATATGTAAACGGAGTGGCACTCGGTGTCAACATAGCGCCATCAGCAACCGCTGGACGTATAGATGCCTCTAACGACATCGTTGCATACTCATCTTCTGACGAACGTCTTAAGGATAACATCACACCCATTGAGAACGCACTTGACAAAGTGAAGTCACTCACTGGTGTGGAGTTCGACTGGAAGCCCGAGTACAAGCACGCACACGGATACGAAGGACACGACACTGGTATCATCGCACAGCAAGTACAAGAGGTTATACCTAGCGCAGTAAGAACCAACGACACTGGATTCTTGGCTGTACGCTACGAGAAACTGATTGGTCTTCTGGTCGAAGGTATGAAGGAACAGCAGTCACAGATTGAAGAACTTAAAGCGAAGATAGATGGCCTTACAAAGTAGTGGTGCAATAAGCATAGATAACATCAGGACAGAATTAGGTCAAGCACAGGCAAACAGCTCGTTGCGTGCGCTATCGGCATTGGCTAATTTTTCTTCTCCTGATGCTATGAGTGAGTTCTATGGCTTCTCCGCCGCAACTGAATACCAGTTCTATCAAGGAGACGGAGGGGGTTTTGGAAATTTCGCTGAGGCCTGCTCTGATGCATCGAATCCTTTAACTCTATATTCGTCATCTACGTCATTAGCGGTAAATGTGTATCTATACAATGATGCTGCATTAACTAGTCCTTTTGACGGAGGTGGCCTATGGTATAAATATGGAGCATCAGTATATGAAATAAGAAACGGTGGTAAGATAGATGCTGTTCGCGGTTGCTAATCTTTTTGTATATTTGTATAACTAATTAGTAATCAAAATGGCTGTAATCGCAACTGTAGATAAATTCGGGATGACTTTCTCCGAAGCATATCATAAAATCACTCGTCTAACATACGAGTCAACCGACCAGAAAACATTCATCTACGCGGCACCTGTTGCCGCTACCGTAGATGCCGACGGTGCACCCGTACCAACTATGCCTGCGCCTCCCACGGAGACTTGGGTAAAGAAGAACTTCTGCCACATCGAGGTGGCTACCTACGCGACTGAAGAGACTCGTGAGAATCACTCTGAGCCTATCTATCGCACGCACCTTAACTTCGAAGCTATCCTTAGCGCCGAAGCCGCCGACATCATCGTCCAGGCATACGAGTACCTAAAGGCTCAGCCAGGATACGAAGATTCGGTAGACTGTTAATCCTTTCTTTTCTTAATTTTAATTCTATTTTATTATGGCTCAGATTTCTGAAGACCAACTAACTAAGGCACGTGAAGTACGCGCCAAACAACAGCAAATCCAAATGGAGCTTGGGGCTCTGTACGTAAGCGAGAAAGACCTCGCCGCACGTCAGGAAGCCTTAGTCACTGAACTGCGTGCAAGCGGTGAGGAGATTCAAGTTATTATGAAGGAGCTCGCTGAGGAGCACGGCCACGGAAGCCTAAATCTTGAGACCGGTGAGTTCACCGTACAGGAGCAGGAAGCCCCCGTAATCGCCTCATAGAGAGTAAAATAACACCTTTAAGTGTAGTATGGCCCCCTCGTGGGGCCTTCTTTTTTGTCATACTTTTGTATTTATGAAAGAGTGGGTTAAAAAGCTATTAGGTAACGGTGATGAGGTATCATCTAAGAGGGTTGTAGGACTCCTGGGCGCGTTAGTGCTGTTCGGTACTCTGATAGCTAATAGCTTCTCCCCGAAAGATATAGCCCCAAGTAAAGAGCTTGTGGAGGCCGTTGAATACTTAACTATAGCTATGTTCTTCGGTACAGCAATAGAGAAGTTCGCAAAGAAGTGAGATACATAAAAAATGACTATCAAGATGAGTACCGAGGATGTTAAAATTACCGCGATAAATGGCGGTACTATGCTAGTGTCTTTTACAAACATTGAAGCAATCTTGAAGATTATTCTTCTAGTAGGCTCTATCGTATACACATTCTATAAGATATACGAAATACATCAGAACCGCAAGGCCAAGGGTGATGGACACGAGAGTTAAGAACCTTATTAAGAAGCACGGCCTAGCCGGAGTTAATAAGCCCAAGAGCACACCATCGAATCCTAAGAAGTCGCATATCGTCCTAGCTAAGGATGGTAACAAGACAAAGCTTATACGCTTCGGCGAGCAGGGTGCCGATACGGTCACCGAGAGCAACCCAACAGAGGCACGTGCTAAGAAGCGTGCCAGCTTTAAGGCACGTCACGCTAAGAATATCGCTAAGGGTAAGATGAGCGCGGCGTACTGGGCTAACCGCGAAAAATGGTGAGCCATTGATTCATATATTTGTGTAAAGTTTTAAAAAGATGAAAGCTAGAAAATACGAAATGGGCGGTCCCATTGGTCCCAAGAAAAAAGATAAAGACCTCGCTAAGAAGCAGGTTTCTGCTTACGAATTAAACAAGCAGAAGAAGCGTGAGGAGCAGCAAGAAAAGGCCAACTCTACTCGTCGTCAAAATGAAATTGACCAGAGAAAGCGTATGGAGGCTAATCCTGAGCAGTACACTAAGGCTATGGCAGTACCTGCGTTCTACAAGAAAGTAGAAGGAGGAACTCAAGGTATCTCCACGGCTGAATACAGGAAGCCTAAGAAGTAATACAGATAGGCTGTAAAACAAAGAAGGGGGCTATTGCCCCCTTTCTTATTCTTGGAATACGCTGATTCGTTTGAACCCAAACCCACTGAAGGTCATAACGGTCCATTGGTCCACGTAACGCTTAGTGATAAGCATCCCAGACTTATCCACCCGAACAAAGCGACGACGGTTTAGTTTGTTGATTACGTTCTTGAGTTCTTTGTACTGCTCGTCTTTCACCTCGAAGTATTCAAACTCAATACCTTCAGAGCTTAAGCAAGTCTCTACGGTGTAGTTGAATTCTTTTAGGAATGACGGGGCTTCTTGAGCAAAAACAGAAGTGGACAGGGCTACTAAGGCGATAAAAAGAGTGTTTTTCATATTCATTAGATTTAATTGTTTACCCAAAAGTATCAATTAGTTTTCGATTGTGCAAACTTTTACGCTAAATAGTAGAGATAATTTTGTAATGAACTTTAATTCAACTTATTATGGCAGATGGAATTTCATCCCTAGAGGACTTAGTGAAGGATATGGGGCTCAACATTGTTGACCAACCCGCAGAGCCTTCACAGGACCAACCACAGTTCGAACCGACTATTGTCGAGTTTGATAATGAAAACGGTGACGTTGCCACCGAAACTAGCAACGAAAGTTCTTTCGCTGAGCCCAGCGTACCTGAAGTAACGGAGACCCAGGAGACATCCTCAGACGATGTAACCGAGCAGGTCGACGATAACAGGTACGTATACCGCCAGCAGGACACGGAGGACGTACAGTCATCCAACGACGAACTCACGGACGAGGAGGTTAACCAGTTCGTCAATTCTTATCTGCAAGAGCAGGTAGGTCTTGACTTGGATAGCATCCTCGCACGTTTAGAACAACCGGCGACGATTGATGAAAGGCTTGAGCCTATTCTGAGGTTTGTTCAAGAAACTGGTCGCGACCCACAGGATTGGTTCCTATATCAATCCATCAACCCGTCTGAAATGGACGATTTGTCGGTGGTGAAGCTCCAGATGCAGAACGACTTTCCCGACTTGTCAAGAGATGACATTGAAATGCTTGTATCGGCGAAATACAAGACTGACAGTGAATTCTTAGACGAGAGAGAGCAGAAGATGGCTACCCTTCAGCTAAAAATCGACGCAGGTAGCGCAAGAAAGCAAATTGATGGGCTACGAAGCAACTATCTCAAGCCGGTCGAAAGGGCCATTGAGAAGGAGCAGAAGGCTGAATCGTTTGTTGACGAGCAGTGGGTGAATACTATGAGACAGGAAGCCGATGCGCTTGACGGTATTGATTTTGAACTCTCCGGAGACAAGACCTTTACTTTCGGACTAGGTGACCGGTATCGTGAATCACTCAAAACCAAAAACGCTAATCTAGAGAGCTATTTTGACCAGTACGTAGACCGCGATGGCAACTGGAACCACGAGACGTTCAATATGCACAGAACCGTAGTTGATAACATTGACGAAATTGTCAAGGCCGTTTATCAGCAAGGTATGAGTGATGGACAACGACGGGTTGTGGAAACCGCAGCAAACGTGAAGGTGAATACACCTAACGTAGGTAACGTACAGCCAGGGGGCAACATAGAGGAGCAGCTTCGCCAAATCATCGGAGAGTCTGACTCAATGATGAGATTTAGATTCTAAAAACATAACGCCTAAAACACTTTTAAAATGGCAAATATGACATCAGCTACCGCTGGAACTTTTTTCACTGGAGCTAACGCTGTAAAGCGTCTTGACCCCGCTAAATACGTTGCCCTCGGTGACTACTTTAACGAAATCAACAAACCCGACAACCGCGACGCCCTTGTAAAGGCTTTCGGAGCTCAGGGTATCACAGGATTCCTACAAATGGTAGGAGCCGTTAAGAGCGCAGGTACTGCTGACCAAGTTCAGTGGTGGGAAGAGGTTCGCCTCCACCAAAACCAAAAGGTTGTTCTTGCTGCTGACACAACTGCTGGAAAGACGATGGTTATCGCCCTCGGAGGACAAGCTGTTGTTGTTCGCTTGAATGACGTCGTTCTATTGGGCGGCAAGGAGCGTGCTATCGTTACTGCCATCACCGGCACTACTAGCTTCACCGTTGCTAACCTATTGGACGCTAACCTTACCGCAATCGTTGCTGGTACTTACGAGCTTCCGATTATCGGTAACTTGTTCGGACAGGGAACTGACCAACCGACCGAGTACCTCGAGTCTAACGTGGTTAAGCGTACCAACCCATATATGATTGTTAAGGAAATCTTCAAAGTGACTGGCTCTCAAGCTACGAACCTTGGATGGATTGACCTAGGCAATGGCGACTACCGCTGGTTTATGAAAGGTGAGGCCGACACTCGTCAGCGTTTCCTCGACAAGCGTGAGATGATGATGTTGTTGGGCCAGAAGGTTACCAACACCGGCAACGTATCAATCGACGGTTCTGAAGGTTACTTCGCCGCCATTGAGAATCGTGGTTTGGTTACCAACGGTTACATCACTGAGCTATCTGACCTTGACCTTATCATCAAGGAGCTTGACAAGCAAGGCGCTTCTTCTGAATACGCCCTTTACGTTGACCGCACTCAGGACCTATTGCTTGACGACTTAGTCGCTAAGGGAGTAGGTAACTCATTGACTGCTGGAGTTGCTACGCAATTCGGTGCATTCAGTAACAGTGCTGATATGGCTATCAAGCTTGGCTTTAAATCATTCGGACGTGGTGGGTACACCTTCCACAAGCACGATTGGAAGCTTCTGAACGACCCCACATTGTTGGCTAACGCTAACTTCGCTGGAGTTGCTATCCCAATGTCTACTGTAGTTGACCCCAAGTCGGGCGACCGCAATCCTTCATTGGAAATCAACTACAAGGCAACTAACGGTGTAAGCCGCGAGATGCACCACTGGTTGACTGGTTCATTTATGGGAGCATCGAACGACACCAAAGACTTGGTTCAGTTCAACTACCTATCTGAAATCGCTCTTTGTGTTCGTGGTGCTAACCGCCACGTACTTCTTAAGAAGGCCTAATCATTAGGTTTAAGGGACGGGGGGGTCTTCGGGCCCCCTTCACCCCTTTTTTAATTTTTCAATTATATTCAATATGGCACGTCCAACAATCAGCCGAGAGGAAGCTATCCTCGGAGCCCCAGAAAACCCTACCGCAGTACCCGCACCCGCTGCATCATCATACCGACCTAAGCGTCAGATGGAGAAACAAAAAGATGGTCGCAAACAAAAAGTCTACTCCATAACTTCAGGGGGAGGCATCTGGTTCAAGATGAATCAGAACAATATCACCATCTACGACCCAACAAAGGATACCGTCAGGGCTATTCGTTATTGCCCCAACGAGCCATCGGTTTATGTTGATGAGCAATCAGTTAACGCTATGCGCGACCATATCGTCTTCCGCGATGGTTTACTATCGGTTCCACCAAGCAAGCCAAACCTTCAGGATTACCTCGACGTACATCCCGACAACATTGCTAACGGTGGTAGTGTGTTCTTTGTAATAGACACCCACAAGACTGCCGAGGATGACCTCGATAAGGAGTTCCTAATGCACGACGCCATATCTATGGTACGCGACAAGAGCATCGACGAGCTTCTACCTGTGGCTATGTACCTAGGCGTTAATATCGAGCAGCGCAATCAGGAGATTCGCCGTGAGCTTCTAAGTGAGGCTAAGGCCAATCCAAAGGCGTTCATCGAGATGTTTGACAACCCTATGGTTAAGATTCGCTCCGCAATCCGTCAATCGGTTGACTTTCAGATTATTCGCGAGCGTCCCGACGGTATGTACTGGTTTGACACGAATCGTCTTATCATCACAGCACCGGCAGGACAGGACCCAACGGACGTACTTACTCGTTATTGTATGACCGAAAAGGGAGTGTCTATTTACGATGAAGTGATTAACAGGCTTGAGCGTCTGGCATAAAAAGCATAACTGCTTGACAATATGGGGGCTACGAGAGTGGCCCCTTTTTTATTGGTATATTTGCATATAAACACAGCATAATGGCGAGCGTCTATACCGTATATTCTACATTGAAGGATTTGGCCAACAAAGACGAGCGAGGGTTCGTCACTCCTTCAACCTTTAATGCCTTTGCCGCGTTGGCCCAACAGAACGTGTTCAATGCCCTATTCTCTAAGAATTCGCTATCGGCGACTGCTAAGAGTCGTGGCATCGACGGCCATCGTGACCTATCGCTGAGCAAGCAGCTTCGTGAGGACCTAGCGGTCTTCTCTAAGGAGTTATCAATCAGTCAAACTGATGGGGTATTCAAGAAGCCAGAGGATTTAGCCCGTATAATGTCATTAAAGACCTTCGGGACGTTTATTATGGGTCAGACGACGTCTACCCCCATCGACCTCATTTACGACGAGCTAAAGGCAGAATACATACTCCGTAGCACCCTATCGCGTCCCACCGAGAATAACCCAATCGCGGTTGTATCAAACGACATCACAGTTTATCCAACGAGCGTGAAGAGGGTGAAGCTTAAATACTACAAGCAGCCCGAGGGTCTCAACCCCATCAGCGGCGTGAAGATGGCGCTTACCCCACGATTCGGATACACGGTGGCATCAAACAAGGAGGTATTCGATGCCGCCACTAGCGTTGACTTCGAGCTTCCGGAGCATTTCACTCCTAATCTCGTTATGGAGATAGCTAAGATGATTGGAATCAATATCAAGGACAGCGATATGTTTACTTACGCATCATCAGAACAAACTAAGCAGTAATGGCTAGGAATCTAATCACCATCGACGAGGTAGTAAATGACTTCATTCTATCCGTAGGCCAAGATGACTTCGCCTCAGACGCCACCGATACGCTAGTTCGTAACCTGGCGCTACGTGGACTTCGTGAGTTTGGATTCGATATGCTTAAGATAGTGAAGAGCATCAAGCTACCCGTCAATCAAGACCTTAAGACCGTTGACCTTCCGGATGATTACGTAGATATCATAAAGATTGGATATGTGGGCACCGATGGTCTCGTATACATCTTCGGGCACAACAAGAACATAAACTACTCTCAGGCGTACGTTAAGGACGCCAGCGGCATTCCTATCGACACTGACGGAGACGGAGTATACGATAGGGAGGACGATAAGGGCGAAGTGGAGCTGTTTCAATCCGCTAAGGGCTACGACCAGTTCATCTTCAGGAACTTCCTGTACGATAACTCATACGGTGCCGTATACGGACTCGGAGGAGGACACTACAACGGTGAGTACCGTATGAACCACGAGCAGAACAGAATCGAGCTTTCAATAGGTGGTAATCTTGATACCATTGTTATAGAGTACGTAGCCGACGAGGCGCGGAGCTCTAACCCATCGGTTAACATATATGCAGAGCCAGCATTACGCTCTTACATCTATTACAAACTGATTGAGCGCAAGAACGCAGTCCCCCAGGGAGAGAAGGCTCGTGCACGTCAGGAATACTACAACGAGAAGAGATTGGCTAACGCTAGAATCAAGAGCTTCAACAAGGATGAGGCACTTAAGACTATTCGGAAGAATTTCAAACAATCGCCTAAGATGTGATGAGAACTTGTAGGAAATGTAATATAGAAAAAACTCTTGACGAGTACGGCAAAAACAATTTGTCGGCGCTTGGCAAGGAAACTATTTGCAAAAAATGCAAAGCGGATTACTCTAAGATGTATAGATTAAATAATCCAGAAAAGACAAAAGAAAATAATTCTAAATTTAGGGAATTATACTTGGAAGAGACAAATGGATATGCTGTATATTACCTTCCCGAGGAGCATTATGTTGGATTTACTAATAATATGAGAAGTCGTATGAATGACCACAGAAAAAGAGGACGGTCTATTTTAGGATTTGAAGTTATATGTAAATTTGAAAATCCAATAGATGCTCACCTTTTTGAGACTATGCTGCATCAGCGGGGTTATCACGGATTTCAACACAAATACTAAGGCCGATGGCAATAGATAAGCTGATACCTCGTTACCTAAATAATGACGACGACTTCCTAGTTGTGAAGTCAGTCGAAATGATTGACGCGATTAATGTTCACGTAGGGGATAACTTGGGGGGTAACGCTGACGTGCTGAAGAATAGCCGTGGGAATACGTTAATGACTTTTGCGGCCGGTTCTGAGTTGCCTGCAACAGGAACGAATACCGTGGTAGGCTCAGGCTTAAACATCGAAAAGAGCGAGATAGTCTTCGCCGTGCATAACTCATTGGGGAATCACAGCATCTATCACTACTCCACCGCATCTAACGTGCTTCGCCTTGTATATCGTGATTCGATATTAGGTTTCACATCCATTAGCTTCGTTAAGTTTGACTTCATAGTGAAGGAGAACGGGGATACGCTGGCGTACTTCACCGACGGGGTTACTGACCCAAAGAAAATAAACATAACGAAGGCATTGCTCGGTACTGGATACCCGTATAAGGTTGCCGGGGGATATACCTACACGGATGAGGAGAAGTTGGTATGCATCACAAACGCGAAACAACCACCGCTTGACCCCCCGACACTTGCATTCACAACCGTAGCCAATCAAGATAACTTTATATACGATGAATACTTTCAGTTCGCATACCAGTATGTGTATGAGGACGGTGAGGTATCTGCGCTATCCCCATATAGTGAGATTGGGGTAAACACACAGCAGCTTCTTGATGGCTTAATTAGTGATTCTGCCAAGGACTTGTTTAACGCAATAAACGTAACGGTCAAGCATAGTCGTGCCGATGTTTCTAAAATCAGACTACTCGCTAAATCCGCTGAGAACTTAGGTTTCTTTGCTGCGGGTGAGATAAACAACTCCAGGTCATCGTCGACCGCATCGATTGCCTTTACCAATAGCAAACTTCGCTCATATATCCCCGCGATAGAGCAGAACAAGATGTACGACAACGTACCGCAGAAGGCTAACGCGCAGGCAATATCAGGCAACCGCTTGATGTTCGGTGGGTATACAGAGTTCTATGATAACGTGCCCACGAACGTAGCTATTACAGAAATTAGCAACGGAACGGGGAACTCAGCATATATCAGTGTAAATCCTACGGTGGCAGCAACGGTAGGGTACAACCCTGGGGCATCGTCATTTACTAGTAAGTTCAATGTAGTCGTGGGCGATACGCTTAATACTACATCATACAACAGTCAAGTCATTTTAGACTTTCAATTATCCGGGGGGTTGGTAATAGACCCGGGATTGGCGGATGATATAGATTTAAGCCCGACCGAGTCTACTTATAGTATATTGTTTGGTAAGGTAGACGTAAATATATTCAAGCAGTTTGTGCTGCCTCCCTACGGTAACTTGACCTCTGGAAGTCCTGATGTTTACTCTTACTTTGTGAATAACATATCGGGTAATTACACCATACCCGTCTCCGCTGAGGCCGACCTATTATCGGACCACACACATAAATTCAGAGGAACTATTGTAGTAAATATATCATTAAGCTCCATAAACTACTCAACGACTCAGATTTCGTTTCTATTTAAGCTAGTTTCAGTTAACCTTGAGACCGTTAGCGGGATTGACTTACTCACCGGCAACTCCGTCCCGTCGTCTGATTTTCTATCGTTCAGCATATCGTCGGCTCTATTAGAGAATACATACATTACGGGCTGGGGTGGGTTTAGGATTTTTAATAATTACAACTCCCTTCAGTATTACGTGGCCTCCGATAGGTCGTTCAAGGCCGGCCAAGACCATAAGTTTGGAATCGTTTACTACGATAAGTTCAATAGAAGCGGTGCGGTAAATGAGATTGGAGAGAAGCAAGTATCGTGGTACTCAGAGCGAAGCCCTGACGAGATAGGACCGACATCGTTTCAGTTTCGGGTCAACCACAATCCTCCCGATTGGGCCAGAAAGTGGCAGCTTTTATATTCTCCGTTCACATCATACAATTACTTTATTCAATACATTGTTAGCGAGGCTCACGCTGTTAGTGGTGATGATTTGATTTATGTATCAATGAACGCATTAGAAGGTAAGAAATACTCTTACGTTGACGCTAAGGACGCTAATATAGGCTATACGTTCGCCGATGGTGATAAGGTTAGGATAATCAAGTACGAGACCGGAACGCTTCCTAATGGGGAAAATACGTTTGTAGGCTATGAATTCGACGTGTTGGGATATGAGTATTTTGATGGCACCAATACACCAATAGTAGTACCCGTAACTGCAAACCCGGAAGTAGACCTTGACAGAAAGACCGGATGGTTTTTAAAACTAAAAAACAATGGTTCCGCCAGTGGATTTACTCGAGCAGAGGTTTTAGCGAATGGCGACTTATGGGATAAGAATACCGTAATAGAGATTTACAGGCCGATAAGGCAGGCCGAAGTGAACATTTACAGGGAGATATCCGAGACTTACGACGTTGTGAATGTATCTGGAACTTACAGACATAAGGGTGATAGGGACTACTCCTACTCTTGGACATCTGGGCCATCTAACATCACGATATCTGGGGGTATGGCCACTACCGCACTTGACATACGCGCAGGGGATTCAATTACTATAAGTATTACGATACTAGGAGTTCAGACCTCATACGAGGTTAGAGTCTCGACTGTTATTAAGGTGAACGGCGGTAATGTATTCTCCGTTGCCAACGCAAACATTGTTGGGCAGTTAGGCGCCTCGGTACCACCCAATGGCTCGTATTCACTTGCCACAATAGCCAACCAAAACAGCGCGGTTATTGAAACATTCAATGGGGACGCATACTACAGGATTCGTCAAATGAATGTGGTACATCCTACTCAGTTGACCACTATGGTCTACGAGCGTATGTTCGTTGAAGATAGTTCAATTAGTGACTTTGCAGACTCTAAGTTCACAAGCTTAGGCCGCCCAAACGCACCAGCACCAACCGCTGGACGTATTTATAGGAAGTCAACAATTACCTACTCCGAGCCATACGTACTAGACTCTCAGGTGTTGCCACTATCATCATTCAATCTCGGTCAGGCTAACTTCGTTGACCTATCACCCGTGTATGGTAGCATTCAGTACATCATCGACGGAGGCGACTCCATCAGTATACTTCAGGAGCGTAAGTGCTCGGTGGCACCCATCAACCGAAACATCATTGAGTATATAAGCGGTGGGTCGGGAGTTACGGTGTCAACCAACTTCATAGGTTCACAGAGCTTCTACGCAGGAGATTATGGGGTGGGAAGGCACCCGGAGTCAGTAGTTAATTACTTCGGTAGGGTATACTTCGCTGACATCAACACTGGTAAGGTGATACGCCTAGGCCCTGATGGAATCAGTCCTATCAGCGAGCAGGGAGTTGACTCATACATACAGGATAAGATGAATAGCGCAATCAAGCTTGGAGACCAGAACTTTAAGCTTGTGGGACTGCTTGACCCAGAGCGTAGCGAATATATACTTTCATTCCAGAAGAGGCTCGGTGGTGGTGCATACACTAACGATACCATCGCATACGACGTCAAGGAGGGAGTATGGAAGACTCGTTATTCTTTCATCCCGGAGTCCGGAGTATACGTTGACAATCTGCTAATCACGTTTAAGAGCGGTGCTGCGTGGGCGCACACAGATGAGTCAAACAGGAACAACTTCTATGGGGTGTTCCAGCCAAGCTTCGTCAAGGTAGTGTCGGCTCAGAACAACTCTATGGTGAAGACCTTCGAGGCGTTAAGCGTTGAGGGAGACTCACCGTGGTCTTTCTCCGTAGAGACGAGGGACCAGTCGACCGTCACTATATCAACGATGGATAAGCGTGAGGGTATGTACTACTCATCAATCCCTACCGCGACCACATCAACATCTAATCTCGTTCCTTTGGGAGTCGTTACATCAGTAGTTGCAGTAGGTGGTGGATATCAAATAACCCTACAGGCAAACATCAATTCTCTACCGTTCCCACTGAATGGAGCTATAAAGGTTGTAGCCGGGGGAGTATTCACCAATACCGACCTAGTGGTATCCGGTATATCGTCCAAGAAAACTATTACCGTGACTGGAACCACAGTAATAACCGCAGGTCAGACCATAGCCGTATCATCCGATTCATCGGTCGATGGAGACAAGATGAGGGGTCCATACGCAGTGATTAGCTTCACCAATAGCTCCACTTCTCCAATCGAGGCTTACGCCTTTAACGCAGTATATAATCGCTCAATGCTGCACAACGAATTAGTTAACTAATAGATATCTTTGTATTATGAAACCCAAAAAGTCAAATAAGAAAATTTACGCCGTAGGAGGCGCAGTCATCGGGGCAGGTCTACAGGCGGCTGCCGGTATTGGACAGACCATTTATGGTATTGCCGCTAACAAGAAAGCCAATAAGGAGCTTGAGCGAGTAAGGGCGTCTGCCCCGTCATTGGATACCCCATCGGAGTATTTCAAGGCGTACAAGGAGTCCTACGACCAGGGTATTATGAATCGCCAGATGGAGAACGTAAATCGTGCTCTACAGGGCGGAACGCAGGCCCTGGGTGCGGCTGGCGGACGTGCACTATTAGGTGGGCTAGGTGCCCTAACGGAAGGAGCAGCTCAGCAGCAGCAGGGTCTAGCGGATATGCAACAGCAACGCCAAACCGCTGCACTATCTCAGTTAGCTGGGGCGCAAGAAGCTACGATGGGACGCAAGGAAGGTCGTTACCAGCAGGAGCTAGGATTCGCTCAGGCGGCCAAGGAAGCTGCGGTGCAGAACATTGCCGGGGGTATTAGTGCCATTGGTGGTGCAGGTATGGCTCTTGCTAATCCGTTAGGTAAAACAAAAACACCAGATGTACCAATTAAGGCTAAGGGCGGTAAGATAGAGAAGACCCCAGGTAAGTTCTCGCACAAAGAGAACCCCATCAACCTTATGAAGGACGGTGCTAAGATTGGAGAAATGACCGGGGGAGAGTACATCTTCAACCCAACTCAAATGTCTAACATTAAGAAGTTCACTAGCGCGGGAGATAAAGAAAAGCTCCATTCATACGTTAGAAGTTTAATTAAGAAGTTTGAGAAGTAATGGCTCTAAGCACTACAGTATTTAAGGTACCCGAATGGGCGGCGCAAGGTGCCGCTATGGAGGCTCAGGCCGCACAGAGGCGTAAGGAAGATTCTGAAAAAAGACAGAAGTTTACCGACGCTATGGGCATCGACCGACAGTTTGCTGAGAACCAGTACAAGATTGTGGGTAAATACAAGGACGCCACCCAAGCCGCCTTCGACGCATATAAGCAGGCAGCCATTGATTTCGAAACCAGTGGCTCCCAGGAGGCTAAGTCTAAATTAGAGTCATCACGCAATCAGTTCAATCAGGCGTTCGGTATCGGTCTATCCGCATCAGCAGCGGCAACTGACGAGGTTAATAAGATGAATGCATCTAAGGGTGTGGGCTACATAGATACTCCTGATTCCGCGAAGCAGAAGTACAGTGAATTTTCTACTAGCCGTCTGCCAACTAAGATTGAAAACGGAATCGTTATGGTGCAAGAACCTGACGGAGCGATGGTACCACTATCTCAATCAGTTTATTTTCAGCAGGAACAGAATAAGTTTAACTCTTTCTCTCTAGATAGGGTAGACCCGAACATTAAGTTCCTTGACCCTATGGCGTTGGCTATGCAGGACGCCAAGAATATATACACGCTAAGCGGTGTTAGAATAGATGGACCTAGTTCAACTACATATAACGCAGCCGCAGCGGTAGAGAAGGGACTGTCTCAGCTAAAGGCTAGGATGGCATCCGACCCGGAGGTATTGAATATGGTAGCGACTCGATGGTACGCTAAGACCAACAACTTGGACCGTAATAGGTTAGGCTTCACGGACTCAGCGGCAATCCAGCAGTTGATTCAGAACGACCCTGCATTTATGGAGGCCGCACAAAAGGATTTCGAGACGGCCTATTCCGAGGGAATCAAGTCACAGCGCCCGGCATCCGCCATTGGCGCAGCCCCCGGTGGTGAAGATAAAAAGCCCACTAAGGCTCAATTAGAAGCTTCTGGAGTAATCAGGACTGCTACACGGCAGACGGTCACTGATAAGATAACTGGCAATAAAAGAGATGCTGTTACATTTGCTTTCTCTAATAGTCCAATAAAGCTTACTGACTCTGACGACTTATACCTAACTGATGTATCTCTTGCCCCCAATGGAACTATTGTTAGCTATAAAATCATAAAATCAAAGACTCCCCTGAATATGTCGGACACAAGTAAGGAAGTCTTTCCTGGGAAAATAAGCAATGAGCAGAGACGAGGAATTGAGTCTGAATTGATTTCTAGAGGACTATATGATAATATGATGTCTATGGCTTCTAGTATTAAGACCCGCAATCCGGCCGGAGTCCTTGCAGACCTTGAGATAAAAGAAGGTTCTTGAGTCTTGAAATAGTTTAGTATATTTGTATATCGCAGATATATATGCTATGAACGAAGAACTTAAGGGCATTCTAGAGAAGGCCTACGCTAACGGTAAGACTATTGATGAGGTTTCGGCAGCATTAAAGAAGAACGGATACGGTGACGAAGATATCTCCTTTGCCGGTAATTTCTACAATAGTAAAAAAAAAAAACCTACAAGTGGGGAATCTCAGTCCACGCAGGCTCAAGAACCTTCTTTTTTGGAATCATCCATTCGTCAGGCTCAGCCGGAGAAAGCTCAAGGGCCTTCGTTTTTGGAGTTACCCAAGTATGAGTCAGCAGTAAGTAAGGCGACTAAGCCAATAATCTCTACATCTGTTGCGGACAGGGAATTCGAACCTACAACGACTAAGGAACCATTCTTGGAATTACCTAAGTATGTTTCTGAAAGCACTATACAAGAAAACGCTCAAGTAAAACGAGAGGAGCTTAGTCTCAGTATAGCCGACAAATTATCAGCCATAAAGTCAAGCGATGACCTAGCTAAGTTGCGACCAGAGATTGATGAGGCATACGCAAAGTATAAGGAGTTTGACTTAGATGGAGTCGCGCCTACGTCTTTGTTTAATGATGACGGCTCATTTAATCCGTCAACCACTTCTTTTATAGAGTCGGACATTAAGTCGTCTATGAGTCGATTTGCTAACGAGCAGAAGAAATTAGCCGAGAATAGCAATTTTATGTCTAGAGGTTTAGACGCTATGGTAGCCGGGGTCAATGGATTCTTGGATATGACAATCAAGAACATTCCAGGCCCTACTGGAGTTAATGTTGCCTCTATAACTGGCTCCACTACTTTCGGTGAGAAAGCAAAAACACTTCAAAAAGAAGTGGCATTAGCTAACTACGCTGAGAAGTTTAATTTGGGTTACACAAACGAGGAGATACAAAGGGGGTCGATGAGTATGGCTCTTGAAGGTAGAGGCGGACTTCTTCTTATAGATATGGCTGACCAAGTGGTGAATTTGGCAGTTGGTGCCGTGGGAGGTGGAGTTGGACTCGTAGCTCTCGGAACCACCGCAACTGGTTCTGCTTGGACTGAGGTGATGGATGACAATAAATACAATCAAGCTGAAAAGCTATTGTACGCAGTTGGCTCTGGTTTGGCTGAGTACGCAACAGAGAAGATTTTCGCATCAGACCTTAAGGCTTTGCGTGGAATGTTTGGTTCGGCAGAAGAAGTAGCTAAGATGTCGCGTAGAGAGTTTGGAGATAAGCTGTTTGGTAGTCTTCCGGCAATAGCTCGTCAACCTCTAGAGGAAGGATTGGAAGAAGCTATCGTGGCTACCACTCAGGAGGTTATGCAGCTTGCGTTCGCAGGTGATAAGATTGACTATAAAAACATAGCCGAGTCTGCATTCGTTGGTACGGCTATGGGTGGCTCAGTGGGTGTTCTTACTAATGGTCCGTCAGCGATTGGCCGTATCCCAATCTTTGGGGATAGGGTAGAGATTAGGAATAAGATTGATGAAATCAATGAGCTCATTAAAGACGAGAGCATATCCGTTGAAGAAAAAGACTTGCTAAATAAAAGACTAACTGAATATATATCCAAGGAGAAGAAAATACAGGCTGAGTCTGAGGCATACTACTCTAACTTTTCCGAAGAGGACGCGGCAAAGACCGTTAAGCTTAATCAGACCATATCCGATGGTATTAAGAACTATAGCAAGCTAAATAGTACGGAGGCTAAGGCTCAGCTTGCTTCTGAGGTAAAGACAGCGGTAACGGAGAAAACTAAAATCGAACAGAAGTATGATAGCCAAGCGCAACAACAAGTATCAAGTCCTGTCGTCGAAGGGCAATCCCCTCAGCAAGTCCAACCTGTCGAAGGAGCAGGCACTCAAGAGACTCAGGCAGGTGGAATTTTTCAAGCACCTCAAGAAGCGAAGCAAGCAGCAAGTGGTCTTGGTTTCAAAATCAAAAGACTTAAAGTAAACCAACAAACCGCTGGAGAGGCTTTAGGATATTTAAATCAGTTTGTCTCGAATATCAGTGATGATGTGTTTCAAACATATGAAACATCTAGAGATAACGTAAACGCTGGAGTGCAAAGCATAGCTAACGTAATTGACTCATTCTCTAAGTCTGGGGTTGACGTTAACTTCATAGCTCATACCACCCCAGAGAGTATGCAACAGCAGACTGGTCAGCTTGAGAGAGGTGTGCATATTTCTTACAAAGAAGGTAAGCCTAGCGATATTCACGTTTATATACCATCCCTACTTTCAAACACGACGTACCACGAAGCTATACACGAGATTATTCCTCGCACTATGGGTGCTGATGGCGTTAATAGTCTTGCAAGTAAACTAAAGAAGGCAGTTAAGAGAGACCCGCAGTTACAAGCCCGTATGGATAAGTTCCTAGCTGGATACGATGTTACTGAAAACACTAACGATGAGTTCCTCACCGAGCTTGCATCAATGGTTGCTGCTGGAGATATTGACATCTCTATTAAACGTAGTATCGCTACTAAGTTTATGGAAGCCGTAAAGAGTGTTATTGGTATAGCTGGAATCAAAACGAAACCATCAACAGCACAACTGTTTGACGGCTTGAATATAATGGCTCAAGAACTTGGGGGTGGCGTAAAGCTTTCTGCCGAGCTGGGCTCTATAGACTTTGATGCTGCAAGGACTCAGAAGATTACCAAAACTTCCGATGGAGCAGCTATGGCTGGAGCACTTGTTGTTGCTAAAAATGTAAATAATAAATATCCAGAGGCTGTAGAGCAAGAGGTTGTAAGCGCTGAAAAGAAAGAGAATAATGGTAGGCAGTTCGTTAATTACACTGTAAAGCAAGTACCATATAGGCTTGAGGCTGGGGCTAGTGAGTTTTTTGGTACTGACGCGGCAAGCACGATTACTGCTAAAGTTGTAGAGGAAGTCAGAGCGAATATGACCAACGAAGAGGTTAAGAATGGACTCGGATGGTACTCTAAAATGCGCGACTGGTTCCAGAAGAAGTTCGGGGCAAACATAGAAGTGTTTGGTCAGTTGTTGGCCGCCACTTCAGCGCGTACTCCAGTAGATATCAACTTTAGGCAAGCAGTTGATGCTATGCGTCAATTCTCATTAGGTAAGTATGATGTTCTAATTGAGTCATATCACCAATACGTTAAGTCTATCGAGAAGATGACTGACGATGAGGCTCTTACCGCAACCAAATACAAAAAGAAGACACATACCGAAAAAGACGTTATTGATGCTAAAAGAAAGCTCATTAACCAATTCGAAGAGGCTCCTCTTCAAAGTAATGGGAAGAAGTTTAACGCTAACAGCTCTAAGGTTCTTCAAGCTTTATACGGCAACTGGCTGTCTCAAACTCAAGGACCTAAAACCAAGAACTTCGCAGGGAACTTAACTGGTCGTTCTCTAGAGGCTACTATTGATGTTTGGGCCGCTAGATACTTAAGGAGGTTAATTTATAAAGACAATGTAGAGCGCTGGAGAATTCATCCATCACAAGAGGGCGCAGTTGAGCACACCGTTAATATTAAAGGAGAACTTGGGGGGGATTATTTCTTTGCTGAAAAGGTTATGCGTGATGCCGCTAAAGAATTGGGTTGGCAAGCTGATGACCTTCAAGCGTTCCTATGGTTCTTAGAGAAAGACGTTTGGGAGAAAAACGGTTGGACTGGAGCCCAAGGAAAGAAGAAGTCTTCATTTGAAGAAGAGGCAGCTAAACTAAACACTGAGCGCTATCAAGCAGGAGTAACTACGTTCAAGGACTTAGATACATTTAACAAGGCCGAGTTTGATAAAGCAAAGGACGAATTAGTCAAGACTATCAGAAGCGTAGATGGAGTCGTTGTATCTAGAGTAAATGAATCTGAGGGTGAATTCTATTCTACAAGTGGTGATGTTTATACTGAACCTTCTTTCGACGTGGAGTTCTCAGTAACACAGGGAACTGATGTATCATCAATTGAAGCTAAAATAGTAGAGATTGGCAAGAGGTACAATCAGGAAGCAGTCCTGTTTAGTAAGATTATTGAATCAAAAACAGATAAGTCTTCTCCAATTATTGAGATTGGTCTTAAGACTCCCACTAAGGAATCTAAAACTCTTGATGAAGTTAAGAAGATGTTGTCTGGACTAGACGTTAAAGGATTTACTATTTCTAGAGACAGCAGAGGTAACATTCTCGGTATAAGAACTCAGTTTATCCAAGAGTTTGAAGGCAAACCAGTATCTGAAGGTGAGACAATATTCGACAGGGCTGAAAAAGAACTTAATTCAAAGTTTGGCAAAAACGAAGATATTTCGTACATTGAGCGTAACTTTGTAGAGACAAACGTATTTTTTACATCAAATGAAAAACAAACAGAATTACAGAGTGACTCTAAAGACACCCCAGGTGGAGCTGTCACAGGAGGACTTGAATCTGCTAGCTCAGTGGTTAGAAAACAGGCAGGTCTTGGGAAGCCAGGACAAAACGGAGACAGCCTTGATGCCAGACGGGGAGCAGATGTAAAGACATCGTACGTAAATACGTACAGGACTTCATCATTTATTCACGATGCAATTCGTGAGATGATATATAGTCCAGCTAATGAGTTTGGGTTTTTCGTACCCAGAGATAGTAATATTACTGATGTAAGGGGTAGGAAAGAAGTTGGGGATAGAGACGAGAGCCGCTATTTCGAGGCAGACATCAAACGCTCTAACCGACTGAATAGTGTTACTACCCAATATAAGTTATCATTTAGGATTGCTGACCACACGGTAAAATTGGACGATTCTCGTTCAAGTGTATATGTTGAAGACGGTATTACGATTTCCAGTGACGGCAAGAATATTGTCTTTAATATTTGGAGCCCGATAACCTACAATACAGCAATCAAAAAATTAGAAGGGCTATTCAGGGTCAAGATGCCAAAGATTGATTCTCAAAATCTAATAAGTAACTCAAGAGTTTTCAAACAACAGAAGGGCATTATGGAGATTCTCCGTAGCTATGTTATGGCTAATGCTGAGATGATTGATGGTAAGTACGTACCAAGTATAAACGAACAGGACTTTGTTGTGATGGCTAATAAAATGGGTATCAGCGACATCTTAGCTAGAACACTATACGCGGATATCTTAGACGCTGGTTCGGTCGACAATAAAAAGCCTAAGGCTAACATCGAAAATATATACAAGCAGTACAAGGATAGGATATATCAGCAGCCCTGGTACAAGGAACTGTTCAAGGTTAAGAACATAGTGAATTCTCTTTTCGATAGGCAGTCAAACATAAAGAGAGAGATTACAAAGGCCAACATAGAGGGCGCATACGACTATCTAATAAGTAAGGCCGGTGCTAGTGCTCGAGCTAAGTATTCAATAAATAAGTCCGATAGAAAGATTTTTGGTAGACTTAACAATAAGTCGATTGATTTTTTAAATCAAATTATATCCTTACGTCGTATAGTAGAGGTAGACCAGTCATTCGACGACAGAAGGGCCGTGGCTACAGAAAACCTTGTTAAGGCAAAGTCCGATATGGATTACGCTCAGTACAGGGTGGACTCTATGGCTAGTAATTTAAGTGTTCCGAAGAAAAACGAACTCAAAAAGAAACTTGATTCTGCCAAAGAAGAATTCAATAGAATTCAAAAAGTAGTAGAGGAATCAAAGAGGCCGCTCCATACCGTCGATAAAAAGAACAATGTGTCGATGGATAAGGAGGGTGCACTTGCAGAGTTGAGTAGGTTCTCTAGAGAGTTGGATAATTTCAAGGACCTTAATAATCGTGCAGACGCATACTTTGTTGAGTTTAGAAGTATACTTGACGACGTATATAAGAACGGGTTAATAACCGATGAATTATATAATAAGATTAAGGATTTCGATTACTCGCCTACGGTGTTTCTAAGCCACGCTTTTGACTTCGGTGATAATGATGTGTCAATACGTGATTACGGATTAACTGGGGACCAGATAAAGGCAATTAAGGACGGTAGCAACGATGACACTATTATGGATGCTAGGTACCTACTTGCAATCTATAGCGCATCCGCGTCGTCAAGGATACTTAAGAATAGGGCAAACAAGGCACTATATGCGGCAGCACTAGACCCCGATAATGTCGGCTGGATTAGGACTGAGTCAAAGACGGGTGAGGCTGATAAGGGATATGAGAATGTTAATTTCTTCGTGAAGGGTGAGAGCACTAAGTTTCAACTTAGGACTGACCTAAAGAGAGAGTGGGACGGAGCCAATAGACTATTTGAGATTGGGCCTAGGGCAACTAAATATATTAGTTATCTTTCCGGCTCTGCGGCCTTAAAGTTGCTTGCCACCCGGGCTAACCCATTGTTTATCGTGAGAAACTTCCCACGTGACTTCGGGCATATATTGTTTTTCACAGACATTTATGACAATCAGAATATATACTTCGCTGGCTATAATTTGTTCAGAGACTTTAGGAAAGGCATTAAGTCATTTAAGTCAGACGACAAATACTTCCAGGAGTATATGGAGATGGGTGGAGGTATGGACTTCCTGTCAACGGACGGACGTCCTGGGTCTCTAGTGAATAATAGAAAATTCTTTACTAAAATAGTAGATAAGGCGTCAAGCCTTGGAGAATCTTCTGAGATTGGGTTCCGCATTGCGGTATATAAAAGACTTAGGGACGATGCTACGGCCGAGTATAACAAGAAGTACGGTGAGAACCCAACTGGAGATGCATTAGAACTCATAAAGGTTAATGCGGTCAGTAGGGCACGTGCAATCATTGACTTCTCTCAGGGGGGTAACCTAACGAAGGGTCTTGAGTTAATTAAGCCTTACATCAACTCGGCCTTCCAGGGTCTTAGAGTGAGTGCTGAATATATTAAAAACAACCCAAAGAAGTTTGCATCTAAGTTCTTGCAGGCTCAGGCTGGTATGCTTGCACTTGCTATGTCGAATGCTCATTTCGGGGATGATGATATGGAAGAAGTTCCGGACGATATAAAGCTTCGCTACTTTATCATTATGACTGGAATCAAGTACACCGACGATAAGGGTAGATTACGCCGGGCTTATATTAAGATTGCAAAACCACAACAGATGGTTCCATTCTTTGCGCTTATGGATGTCGCTAACGGATATACTCTTGCTTTAATTACTGGGAATGATAAGTATTCACCATCTGACGACCTTTTAGATTATGTGACTAGTTCAATTAAAAACGCTATGCCTACTGGTGTTGCACTTACCGAAATCACATCATCGATTCCGGTCTTTAATATGATTATGACGTACTCAACTAACTACGACTCATTCAGAGAAAGGGCTGTATTTATGGGTGATGCTGATAACCCAATCCTTCCTATGGATGAGGGTATTAACGACCCAGACGTGGAGCGATTCTATAAAGTTGTAGGTAAGGTGTATGGTGAAAGTGAGGAATTAATTACAGGCGAAAAAAGCGGTCTGTCCCCAATAAGATTAAAGGCTTCGGTAGAAAAGGTTATCACTAGCCCAAGTTCCTCCTTATTTGTAGGAGCTACATACGCAATTCTTGATATATTAACATCAGCAGTGCCTCTAGATAATGATATGTCGACCGCAGAAGCTGGAAATGCAGTGGGTAAAGTGGTTGACGCATTAGCTGATAATGGAATATCTATAACTAAGTCAACTTGGGGGGGTACTAATCCCGACTGGAAGATTTACAATCAGAAGGAGAAGCTAGAACAGATAGACAGAGAATCAGGAAGTAAGCGTATGAAGCTCAAGGACTCCGCTAAAGAGCTTGGAATGGAGTATATCTCCGCTAAGACTGAGACGGAAAAGAATGCTGTAATAGAGAAGGTTAAGGAGAGAGTAGACGAGATTAAGGAAGACAATGTGGTCGACGCTATGTATTACAAGGACTCATTTATGACGGCAGCCAAGAAACGAGCAGCGACACAGAGTACCAATGAAATCATCTACTCAACTGATGACCAAGCAAGGGCCAAAAAGGTTTATGAGTTGTATGGCGATATGACGGACCAGGAACTTCTTGAGGTTAGGTCTATGATATACAATGAATCTGGCTATAGACTTGGACCCAAGTTCAAGTACGAGTACGATAAATTAACTAAGTAATTTTTGTAAATTTGCTTATGTTCAACAAGTTATGCATAATTCTGATATCAACCCTTTTATTGAGTGGCTGCTCAGCAAGCTGGCACCTTCGGAAGGCGGTAAGCAAGGACCCATCGATTTTGAAGCCCACGGTTGTTACGATATGGGATACGATTGTGACTCCAGCGATTTATTTGGTTGACACAGTATCGGTTCCGGGTGATGCTGATTCTTCAGTTATCGACAACGACACCGTTAGGATTGTGATAACAAAGTTCCAGGATAAGATTATCGTAAAAACTAAGGTTAAGGAAATCCCATACACGGTATCAGTGCGGGCTGAGTGCCCACCTCAGTTTGTAAAGCCAGATAGCAAGACAGATAAAGTAAAGAATTATTTACTTATTTTCTTATCAGCGGCACTTGCCGTTATGATGTTCCTATATCGCTTTAAATAATGGCAAAACTGAAAGCTCAGACCGCAGCATTATTCTTGGCTAAGCCCAAGAAGACCCGACCAGGTATACATTCTAAAAATAAAAACTCACAGCTTAAATCTTCTAAACTATACAAGAAGCTGAGCCGTGGGCAGGGATAGGTCCCAATATCAAGCGGCCCAGGACGGGCCAACAAAATACTGCTATACTAGACCGGTCGAGTGCAACAACAACTGCTCAAGAACCTGTAATGAAAGCAACAACACGCTCCCAAAGGGTCGGTGAGTTTACTTCATCCTCGAATTCTTGCTTGCGCTTCTTTCTCCACTCACGTGAAAACTCCGCGTAGCAAAACTTACAGGTAGAGTGGCGTACGCCTGTCTCCTTGTTTTTCCAAGCAAAGAACTCGTTTAGACGCTCTTTCTCGCACTTATTACATTTTTTCATAACCTAGTAGGTTGAAATTGTTATATAAAAACAGCCACTGTATCCCACCGGAACAACCTAATATACAGTGTAACCGACTTGCTGCTGCTTTTACAAAGATACTATGCGTAGTCGACATACGCAATAGCACCCAATAGACTATCCATCACAGCTCAAGCAGTCCGGGTTCATAGCCTTTACCGCTATGTCTCCCCGTAATACCGACTCTGTACGCATATAGTAGAGGGTCTTTATTCCCTGATTCCACGCCTCGATATGTACCTGGTTAATCCATTTAGGAGTAGCCTCCGTAGGGAATGCGAGGTTCAAAGAGACTGACTGGTCTATATACTGCTGACGGATTCCTGCCTGATAGATTAAATCTAACTGATTAATTTCCTTAAAGGTCTTGTAGACATCCTTCACCGGGACGGAGTCAATCATAGGGTCTGCATCATCGTTATGCACAAGCTTACCCTTCTGATAGCCCCAAGCATCAAGCTCGCCTATGTTCTGCACGGAGCCTTCGTCGGCAAGTATCTGGTCCCAAGTCTCCTTGTTGTTGATTCCTATCCTACGTAGTACGCGCTCAAGTGTTGGGTTCTTACGGATGAATGTACCCTTGGCGGACTGCTCGGTGAATACGTTGGCGGCCCAGGGCTCGATGCCTGCGCTTACGTTACCGCTGAGCTTAGAGTTAGACACCGTAGGTGCTATCGCACGCAGGTGAGTGTTACGTACACCGAATCCACGGCACCATAGAGGCTCCCCGAACATCTTAGCCATATCACGACTAGCACGCTCTGATTCCATCTTGATGTGTGAGAAGATACGGCGCGTCTCAATCTGCGCCTGTAGCCCCTCAAATGCGGCTCCACGTTGCTGCAAGTAGGTGTGCCATCCGAGTACGCCCAGTCCAAGTGCCCGTCCCTTTTCAGCAGAACGAACCGAATTTTCGAAGCCCCTCATATTCTTGGCTTTCTGGATGAACTCCTCTAGCACTCCGTCCAAGAAGAACGTGGAGTAGTATACTACGTCCGTATCCTTCCACTCGTCATACTTGGCGAGGTTAAGTGAGGATAGGCAGCAAACAAAGCTGTGTGACTCGTCGGTGTATAGGGTAATCTCAGAGCAGATATTAGTCATAAAGACCTTCAGCCCATTGTGCTTATACATATCAGGATTCTGCTTGTTGACGTTACCGCGATACATAATGTAAGGCTGACCTGTTGCCTTGCGCTTCTGTAGCACCTTAGACCAGCGACGACGTGATTCCTCGTCCCCATCCTCGAGCTTACGCATAAACTTATCGGAGATAATAACCGATTGATTTAAGTTGAGGCACTGACGGTTTACGTCGCCCTTGGGTTCGCGGATTTCAATCCATTCCCAGAAATCACCGTGCTCTATGCTTAGGTTAACCGATGCCGCACCACGACGGACGTTACCCTGCGAAGTCGCGAGTATTGTCGAGTCGTATATCTTACAGAATGGTACGACACCATCGGTTGTTCCATTGCTGTTGGAGATTGGAGAGCCCGCAGAGCGGAGCATATTGAGGCCGATACCGACCCCACCTCCGTGCTTCGCAAGTAGCATAGTTTCGAGATTCTTCATACCGATGTCGTGGATACTGTCACCAATATCGACACCGAAACAAGAGATTGGCAGTCCACGGTCTGTTCCCATATTTGCTAATACGGGAGTGGCCAAACCGAGCCAGTTGTTCCATATATATTCATAGAACTTATTCGCCAATTCAGGGCGGTTGAGGCGATATGCCGCCGCCTTGGCTACCCTTAGATAGGCGTCCTTGGGTTTCTCATCGTTGATGAGGTATCCCCTGGAGATGGTCTTCACATACTCCTCTGTGTTACCCCATTCGGGGAAGTCAACTCCGACCTCCCATCCTAGGCTCTCTGCAAAATTCTTAGACATTTTCGATTTTTGATTCTATGTTAAACTTCATCTTACTATAACGATTTCGATATACTTTGTTTGTCTCCAGCTCTCGGCCTACGGTCTTCGTGGTAATGATGACCGTGGAGTGGTCTCTGTTTACCAGTCTACCAATCTCAGTGGTGGTCATTGATGAGTGCTCACGCATAAGCTGAGTGAACACCTGACGTGCCTCACGTATGAAGGATACACGGGTCTTATTACGCATCTGCGTAGCGCTGACACCATACTCATTCTTAACCTCGTGAAACACGATGGCTGCGATTCTATTATTATTCATAAATTTAATTATTACCAGATGTCTTCGAAGTCCTCGCCTTCGTTAGCCTTTGAATAGTCAGTAGGGCGGATAGAGAAGAAATCAGTATGAGTGTGACCACCGGTAAGGTGATAGAACCAATCAAGTTCAGAAGCCTTCGATTCGTCATACTCAAAGATACCATCGTATCCTAACTCACGCAACTTTTCATTGCCTCTTTTTTTGATAAACTCCTTCAAGTCTGCGGCCTTAAGGTTCTCAAGGTCTCCCATCTCGAACATTTTGTCGATGAAGTCCATCTCCATTTCAACCGCTACCGTTGCGGCCTCCTCAATCTTAGACTTCACTGAATTCCTGATGTCCTGGTCTTCCTCGCACATATGGTTGAACAGGATGCAACCCATCTTGGAGTGCAGGGACTCATCTCTAACTGACCACTTCATCTGCTGACCTATTCCCTTCAGCAGGTTACGCATCTGGAACGAGTACAGAACAGCAAAGGAAGAGTATAGGGCCATACCCTCAGCGAAGGCAGAGAATACCGCTATGGAGCGGGCTACGTCCTGACGTGCCTTGGGGTCTATCTTAAGTATTGTGTGGCTGTACTCAGCCTTGGTCTCTACTAGATTCTCAAACCTAGCGGCAGTGGCTGGCTCCTGAAGGAACGCCTCGAAATTCTCAAGCCCTAACGTCTCGTTGAGGTAGCTATAGGCGGTGGCGTGGATGGTCTCCTGTGAGCCGAACATCATAGCCATCTGCTTAATCTCGTGCTTAGGGAACCACTTAGTAACCATACCGGTCCAATAGTCCGCAACTGCGGTCTCCGTCTGTGCGAATCCCAATAGGATATTGCCTACTAGGTTCTTCTCACTATCACTCAGATTCTCACGGAAGTCCTTAACGTCGTTCTGCATAGATATCTCCGTGTGCAGCCAGAACGCCTGCGCCTGCTTGAGCCAGCCCTCGGTATAGTATATTGGATATTCAAATGGTTTGTAGGGGATGCGCTCGTCGAATAGCATAG